TGCTTCTGTTAGCTGGTCGGCACTCTTCTTGTGAGACAGGCGTAGAGCCTCTGTCTGCAAGGTAGCTGCGTTGATGGTTGGGATGAACTGCTGTAGTGAGTCGAATTCGCCCCGGGTTGCTGACTGGAATGCTTCCATGACCGCAGATGGGTCAGCGTTGTTGAATGACCCTAGGTCAGCAGACATCTTGAGGAAGCCCTTGGACATGTCGGCAGCAGCCTTCTTGCCAATGCCGATTTGGTCGAAGAGGTTTCCGAACTGTGCTGCACCGGCTAGAGCTTCCTGTGATGAAAGACCAAGGCTTGTGGCCGCGTTGCTCGCAAAGTCTTGAATGTCCTTAGAGGCTGTGCCGAAGACTGTCTGTGTCTTGCTGACTGTCTCATTTAGGTCAGAGGCAGCACCAATGCTGTCCTTGAGTCCGGTGACAAGACCTCCACCGACAACGGCAGCAGCACCCGCGACAAATGCTGTCTTGAGTGCTGTACCAACCTTTCCAAGGGTGGTGTTGAAGCCGTCTAGCTTGGTGTTGACATCCTTGATGCCCTTGTTGATGTCCTTGACATCAGCGAGGATGTCAATCTTGATTGTGTTAGCCAATAGTCCTTACTTGATGCCTTAGATAGGCACTCCCTTCTTTCGGTATTTGTTGGCTACCCTGACGAATGCCTCTCGTTCGTAGCCGGTCATATCTAGATAGTCCTGCTTTGACCTGCCAGTGTGGATGCACCACTCAGCAAGAGCCTCAGCTTGCTTAGCTGGCAGGTCGTCAGGGTTGATTAGGCTTTTGGGTCGTCTGAGATAGCCTCAGTGATTTCCTCAAGCGTGATGTTGAGGGTGTCGTTCCAATCCTGCTTAGGGTTAGAACGTCGTAGCCACTGGTGGTAAAGGGCATATGTGCCTGCCGTGGACTCAAGCTTTCCTCCGCATAGGGATTCTGCTGCAATCATCTCGGCACCAGTTAGCTTCTTAGCGTCGAACTTCTGTGTCATTCAATTTCTCTCCTTAGTTTAGATTCAGCTTGGAGGCGAGCTTGTCTAGCTCTTCCTCATAGACTGTGATTACCTCTTCCTTCTTTGCGTCGAGAGCATCCGTGAGGTAGTGCGTTGCTTCGATGTTGTGGTATCCACCCCAGTGGATAACCCCGGCATATGGGACCTTTGCCCCTCCGGCCCGAACAAGTGCCTTGTTCTTGGTGTTACTTGCTCGGATTGAGTTGAGGAGCTTCCCTGACTTCACAGGGACGAGACTCTTAGCCTCATCAGCAACCACGTTTCCAGCCTTGTTGCTGGCACCCTTCAAGTCCTGGACATCAGCCCCGAATCTCTCAAGCGTCTTGATGGTTTGCTTAAGCCCCTCAACTCGAATCGTCATTACGGAGTCACGTCCATGACTGGTTCGCCTACTAGGTCAAGGCGGTACTCAAGAGTCCAGTCCTCACCAGCAGAACCACCAATTGCAGGCTTTGCGCCGACGACTGCCGTTCCGGTAAAGATTGGCTGGTCTGCCGTGACGGTTGTGTTTCCGTGTGGTGCAAACGTGAATGTGACTTCCTGTCCGGTGTTGTCCCAGAGGAAACGCCAGAATGACGTAGAGTCAGTTGCCGTCAATAGGGTCATGTTGATGAACCACTGACGTGCTCCTCCTGATGCTGCGTCGGCAAAGGTGGTGTAACCACCGTCTGCCTCTTCGTTGTCGAGAATGAACTCTCCTGACTCGCTCTTAACCTCAAGGGTTCCGAACTTAAGGGAGAGATTCTTTCCTGTAATACGTGTAGCCATCTGTTTTCAGATAACCTCCAATCGGTTGGTAATGGTGATGTTGCATCCAAAGAGGTTGGCTCCCTGGATAACCCCGGGTTCTCCAACGTTCTCTAGAGTCCAGTCGTGCTCGTAGCAGACTGCGATAAGTGCATTGAGTACTAGTTCGTCCAGCTGCTTCGTCGTCACGTCATTTACAACCTGAGAGACAATCAGCGTGACCTCTAGCCGAGCCTTGTAATTCTTGCCATCAAACGTCTTGAAGTCTGGTGGCTCGATGTACGGTGACCCCGGCCCTACCAATGCCATAGGGAATTCGTTGATTTGTGCAGGGATGAAGGCGGCCGCCTTGATGCCTGCCTCTGTCAGAGCCGTCGTTACTTCGTCCCTCATCGCGGTAAGCGTCATCAGAAGCCCACCACCAAGAAGGGGTTCAGAATCTCTCGGACCGTTACATATGGGTCCTTTGAGAGACGGAATGGCAGAGGAGCGCCAACCTCATTCAAGTTCTGCGCAGCGCCCTGCGGGTTCTGTCGTCGCTTGAATAGTTCTAGGCCGGCTAGGATGACAGCTTCATTCTTTGTTGCTTCATCTACGGTTGTCTGAACTCCGATGTAGTTCTCAACCCATGCCTTGCCGACATTGAAGACCTGTGTAATGAGAGCGTCCTTAGTCGTGTCTAGTGACACGCCTCCGTTGCCCTCAATAGCGGTCTTCAAGTCTTCCCAAGTAACCTCTGCCATTCGCCATCATCACGCAATCGTTGGCTTAACAAGTCCGTTAGCGTTCTTGACGCCAACAGCCATGTAGCCGTAAAGACTGAAGTCCTTGGAAAGGTTGATGATGTTCTCATCCTCAAGGCGTAGCGGTGCTCCTGCGTTCTCCCAAGACATAACTGCTTCGGATGAAGCAACGTAGAGAGTCTTGACAGCTAGTCCAGGGTCAACAACGAGTGTCAAGCCAGCAATAGAACCGGCAATACCACGGACGTTGATGTTTCCTGGGGTGTTGGAACCGTCGCCGTTGATGTTGAACAATGGTCGGTCCGTGCTGTCAGCAAGGGTTGCCATTGCAACGTAGACATCTGTTCCGACAAGAACGAAGTCAGCAGCGGCACCGTTGCCGTTAGCGTCAATCTTGTTGACACCATCGACTACTGCACCGATGAAGTCCTTACCCTTTGCGGTGCTTAGGGTGAAGGATGTTCCGGTCTGTGGCGTGGCGGCTGTCATAGCTGTACGAACAGCAGCGTTGGTGACCTTTGCGTAAGAAGCAGCCTGTGCGCGTAGAACAGCGTCAAGGTAGGAGACGTCTGAACGCTCGATAGCCTGACGGGTTAGCTGGCTGTATCCACCGTAAGTCTTTACGGCTGCGGTAGCCGTTGTGATTGCAACCTCTACGTATGCAAGGTCATCACCTTCGGCAGCCTGGACGGCTACGTCACCAGTGATACCGGAGACCTTTGGGTATTCAACGGTGTTACCCGTTGCTCCTAGTGGTCCACGGGAAAAGAGGTTAAGAACTGGGCGACCACGGTCTACGATACGTAGAACGTCAGCCTTCCAGTCATTACCTGTGTGGGAGTCTGCGGAAGTAGCTCCCGTGTAAGCACGAATCTCAGCCTTAGCTGACTCGTCGCCTGTCTCGAGAGCCTTTAGGAACTCTCCTGCTGAGCGGAACTTGCTTCCCTCAGTGTTGCCAGCATCCTCTACAGAGAATCCGGCAATCTTGCGCTCTAGGTCGTCAATACGCTCGTCACGCTCACGCAACTGCGTAGCAACAGCCTCAGAGGTTACTTCATTTGTGGTCAATTCAATGACCTCCTCTTCGTTATTTTGGTTGTCACGAACCTGCGTGACTTTCGCCCCTTCGTAAGCGGGCTTTTGAACAATCGAGACCTCCAGTAGGTCGGCTTTTGTCCGTACAACAACGTCTCCCTCAACCACGTCCTCAATAGGCGTGAATGCTGCGGAGAGTCGGTCTAGCTGTCCCCTCAAGGCTTGTGCATATACCTCATCGGCCTTGGCGGAATTGTTGAATCGGGCCTTTACTGCTAGTCCCTCATCGGTCTCATCGAAGAAATAGACCTCTCCGATATTGCGAGGGTCTCCGCTTCTGAACCATGAATGCTCGAAGTAGAGCGGGACGCTCTCAGGGGTACCGAAGGCACCACGTCTAACGCGCTCCTTGATTCCCTCGCGTGGTAGGTCAATCGTCACGTCATACGGGATAGCGATTCCTTCAACGGTTCGCTCGTCTTCGTTGACGCTCCTAATCTTGAATTCGCGAAACTCCATTACTGTTCTGTGCTGCCTGGTGTTTCTCCTGGCTGCCCTCCTTCTGTTAGTGGTGGTAGTCCTAGACGGTCTGCGGCTGTGTCATTACTGACAAACCCGGCTTCCTTTGCGTTCTTCCAGGTCTCAACCTGAGTCTTGAAGTCAGCGCGTAGGAGGTCTTCTGCCTTGAATCGGATTTCCTGACCCCGTGGGGTTAGGCGGGTAAGTGCTGCCTCAATCTTGTTGAGGTACTTCATCAACGTGTCATTGATGTAGTCGCGGTTAGCGTCCTGAATGTTCTGGTAGGTGAGGTTGGTTCCCTCAACAGCCGCG